CTTGATGCCGGCGGCCTTCGCGAGATCGCGCTGGCTGATTTTTCCTCGCTTCGCGCGCCACACGGCCAGTTCGTTCGTCATGCGCGGAGTATGCATGCCGACATTGTCGGCAGTCAAGCGAATTCGTATGCCGACATTTGAGATTTCTTCCACCCCATCGGTATCGTCTGATCGTGTCGAGTGATCCGGCTACGAACTCGGGCTCGCGATTGAAGGCTGTCAGGAAGTCGAAAGGGCTGACCCAGCAGAAGTTAGCGAACAAGATCGGAAAGTCGAGATCACAAGTAGCTGAATGGGAATCCGGAACGCTGCCTGATCCGGAGAATCGAAGGTTGCTGGCAGACGCGCTCGAAGTCGCGCCGAAGGAACTCGGGCCTGCCTGGGATCCGGAAAGTCCGCGGCCGCGTCGTCATGTAGAACAGCCGAGTCACCTCCCACCTCACTCACACGTGGCCGCCCCGCCACAGCCGTCTATAGGTGTCGCCATGGGTCCTGGAGAGCAAGCCCTGTTCGACCAGATCGTCGGCGTTTGGATGCTGTGCCGGAGCGAAGAAGAGCGACACGCGCTCGTGAAGCACGTGCGCTCCTTCGTCGAGCACGCGGAACGGTTCTCAAAAAAAGCGCGCCGCTGATCCCACCGGCCGAAAAACCGCACGATAGCCGGGTCATCGACGGCGGATCAAGGTTCGGTGATCAGTCGTGCGTTCACCATCGTCATCAACAGAATGAGAGAGGTGTGCCTTGATCGAAGTGCTCGCGCTCGTACTGGCGCTACAAGAACCCGCGCCGAAAGTCGTTGAACCCTGTCGCATCTTCATCACCGAGGCCAAGGTGGATCCGGCCTGGTACACCGAACCGCGTCACGTCTCGCACCAAAAGAAGTGGTACGGCTCGAACAACTCAGCGTGGAGCGGTCTCGCGAAGAAGGCGTGGAAGCTCGACGCCGACGCCATTGTCAACGCGAACGTGCGGCATCAGCCGTCTGGATTCGCCTGGGCCGCACCGCGCGCGTCAGGCACCGCGGTGAAGTGGACGGAAGAGGGACGCCTGAAGGCGGCCGCGCTCAAGGGCGAGTGCTTCGACCGCGAAGGGAAGTAGGCATGAGACTCAATGGCTGGCAGCGCCTCTGGATCGTTGCCTCCGTGGGATGGATGATGCTGGCGGGTCTAATGCTCGCGTTCAGCACGCCTTCGCCGCCCTGGACGACCACGCATGAGACAACCGATCGAATTCTGAACAACCCTGAAGCTTGGCTCGCGAGTTATCAGGCAAAGCTACAACACGCCGACATCACACGCGCCGTCTCCGAGGCGAAGCGCGAGACGATCGTTGGGACGGACATCTCGGCGTACTTGCGCCGCACCAATCCTTGGCTTATTCGCGAGATCGAAGGTGCCGTCGCGAGGGTCGACCGGGAGCGCATGGACCGGGAGTGGCGAATGTACTTTGTGCTCGCGGTTCCAGTCCTAGGAATCCCGCCAGCGTTTCTCTATCTGATGGGCGTCGCCACGGCCTGGATCCGTCGGGGCTTCCGGAGCGCCTAAGATGCCCCGCCGTGGTAAACGCATCCGGCTCGCAAAGGGCATCTTCAAGGATGCCAGCGGCATCGCGATCATCCTGCCGTCGACTGACGAGAAGGGCCGCTTCCGCCAAGAGGAACAGCGCCGGCCGGCGGACAGCAACCTCGCCAAGCTGAAGGCGTGGCGCGAGGACGAGATCAAGAAGCGGAAGGACCGCAAGAACGCCGGTCTGCTCCCCAGCGGCACGTTCGCGGCCGACGCGCTGACCTACCTCGCCGCCGTCACGGCGCTCCCCACCTATCGCCAGCGCTGCGTCGACATCGGCTATTGGGTGGCCATCTTCGGCCACCGGCGCCGCGAGAGCCTCCAGTCCCATGAGATCCGCGCCGTGCGCGATCGCTGGCTCACCGTCGGGCCGAAGCGCGTCCAGCGGGCCCCGGCGCCGGGCCAGAAGGCCGTGTGGGTGGACATCGCCGCGCCGCTGGGCCCACAGACCGTCGCGCTGCGCCTGCGCGCCCTGGAGAACCTCTGGACGGTGCTCGACGGGAAGAAGGCGAAGAACCCCGTGCGCGACGTGCCCGAGCCGGAAGAGGCCACCGCGCGCCCCAAGGGCCTGCCCCAGCGCGTCATCGCGCAACTGCTGAAGGTGTTCCCGCCGGGCCACCCGATGACCGCCCGGCTGCACGTCATGGCCCATGTCGGGCTCGCGCAGTCCGAGCTGCAGCGCGTCGAGGCGCAGGACATCAACCTCGCGGGGCGATCGGTGTGGGTGCCGGGGCGGAAGAAGGGGCGCGGTGCGCGCGGCGGGGCGGTGCCACTCTCGCCGGCGGGCGTGGCCGCCTTTCGCGACCTGCTGAAGCTCGACGCCTGCGGATCGTTCAACACGTCGAGCCTCTGGCACTTCTTTCAACGCCACGCACGCCCGGCCGGGTTCGTCGGCCTGACGCCGTACGTGCTGCGCCACAGCCTCTTCACGGGCATCTACCTCGCGAGTGGGGATGAGGGGGCGGTGAAGACGATCGCGCGCCATGCGGCCGCCAGCACCACGCGGCACTACACCGGCGCGGCCGCGAACCCGCGCGCGGTGGCGGCCATGGCGGCGCACACCGCGGCCGGGAAGCGCCAGGCCCGCGCAGGCCGTGCCAGAGCGGTGCCAGGTTTCGCCCCCGCACAGGCGCATCCAGGCGCTCGTCAGCGCCGGAAGCCGCACGAAAAGACTCAATGATTTGGTGGGCCGCCTGGGAATTGAACCCAGGACCAATCGCTTAAAAGGCGGGAAGATTTTGCGAGAATACTGGCCAATATCGCTGGGGTGCCAGAGTCGGCCCCCAGCTTTCGCCTATTTCGGCCCCTCTCGGCAGTACGCGAACCACCCGAAGACCCGCACCGCCGCCCACATCGTGAACCGCGTCGGCCAGATTACCCCGAGCGCCAGCATGGCCCGGTAGAACGTGTCGTCGGCCTGCGCGCGCGGCACGGCGCCGGTGCGGTACAGGAAGTCGTGGATGACGGCGGCCTTGCCGTACTTGCCCGTCGGCGGGAGCAGCCGCCAAAAGAAGCGCGGCACGCTGGCGAAGTCGGTGACGAACCCCTCCGGCACCTCGTAACAGACCGGCGCCGCATCCGGGCCGCACCAGCGGAACGGCCGCAGGATGGTCCAGGCGCAGCCGTCTTCATACTGCAGATGGAGCGGCCCCTTGAACTCCCCGAAGACGCTGGCGCCCGCCTCGACGCGCGGTTGCACCGCCGTCAGCTTCACTGGAATCTGTTCATCCATCACGGCAACTGCACAATCCCGTAGCGGGTCACCATCCACGCGAGCGCGAGCATCGCCAGCAGAATGATGATGACGTTGACGATCTTGGCCGGCAGGATCTCTGTGAGGATCTCTCGCACGCAGTACAGCACGCCGACGACGATCAAGAGGACAAACACCGCGCCGACGAGTGTGGTGAGCATTACCGTTCCTTTGCTTTGGGCTGCATGGCCGGCAAGAACCGCAGCCCGATCTGGACCACCGTGAAGAACACCCCGAGCGCGGCGATCCACGTCAGGTTGGCACTCTGCATCGACGCCACCGACTGTTCGATCTTGTTCAGCCGGTCGTCCGTCGTCTGGCGCTGCGTGTCGAAGGCCGCCCGGGTGGCATACTGGCCGCGCTCGGTGTTGATCTGCGAGCGCAGCTCATTCATTCCCTCCAGGCGGAAGTTGGTCGTCTCCCGCGCCCGCGTCAGCGCCTCGTTGATCAGCGCGTGCTCGCGGGCATGGGACGAGACGTAGTCGTCGAACCGCTCCGACGTGACGGCCCGTGTCGGCTGCGCAGATACCACGCCGCTACACAGCAGCAGCGCGAGAACGACGTGGCGCATGCGCATGAGACTCCTACGGCGCCGGCTGTCGCTGGCGGTAGAAGCGAATCGCCTCCTCCGCGCCCTCGTCCGCCAACCGCCACCACTCGTCTGCGTTCGGCAGCAGGTTCCCCTTCTTGGAGATGAACCCGATGATCCGGTTGTAGAAGATCGGCACGAACCACATGAGCGCGCCGCGGCCGGCGGTGCGATCGCCCTCCGGGTTCTCGATGGGCCGGTCGCGGTCCCACAGCCCTTCCTGGACGTAGCGCGTCAGCGCGTGGAGGAACACGTCCTCCGGTACGGTGAACGTCGGGAACGGCCGCTGCGCGGGGGGCGGAACCGGGGGCTGTGTCGGCGGCGTTCCCGGCGGCGGCTGTGTGCTGCCGAGGTGATTAACCGGGTTCATCCGGATCGAGGCCTGCGTACGCAGATCGATCGGTCCGGCGTTCGATTCCAGCCGCCACGCCGACGTGCCTGCGTTGGGGATGAGGTCATACCCCCACATCCCGCCGCCCGCCTGCCGGGCGATCACGTCGCTCGATGGACGCCCTCCGGGACTCGTGCTCTTCCAGCACCAGCCCTCGTTCGGGAAGCTGAACACGAACTGCTCGATCAGCTTCGGCGTCCAGTGGTCGCGCAGTTCGTCTTCGTTGCCGCCGGGCGGCGGGAACTTCGCGGCGAACGCGTCGATCAGGTCCGAGTGCTTCTGTTCCAATCTCACGGGCGTCTCCTTCGGCGGTTCGACGGGCGGCGGTGGGGGCGGCTCCACCGGCGGCGGTGTGCTTGAGAACGGCCGCCGATGCGTGGACAGCCACGCCCCGCCCTCAACGTAGCTGCAGACGAAGTAGGTGCCGCCGCTCTCCACGATGTGCGGCGGCTGGCCGCCCGGCGTGTTGAGTGAGGTGATGATGCCGGTTTCGCTGTCGAAGAGCGCGAGCGTCTCGGCCACCATGCTCTGCCCCGCCCACACGGCCCCGCCCGGCGCGGGACTCGGCAGCGCCAGGCCAGGAATCGCGCCGCGGCCGCGGTCCTGGGTGATCGGCGTGCCGTCCGCGGCGACGTAGAGGAAGCCCTGCGACGTCGGCGGCATCGCGATGGGCTGCCAGTCGTGCACCTCGCCCACGCCGGTCAGCACAATCCGGTCGTAGCGATCCGGGTCGGTCTGGATGAATAGGACCCATCCGTCGGCGTCGTCCCGCGCTATCACGGCCACCGGGCAGACGCCGTGCGTACGGCCGAAGCTCCGTGCCTGCCACGACGACGGACTGCCGAGCAACACGATCCACGACTGGCCGTCGTCGTGCCCCTGACCGATCGCGCAGATGCGTCCGCGGCGATCCGCCGCCGCGCGCAGGTAGAGCAGCGACCGCTGGACCTGGATCGCGCCGAGGGCCGCCCCGGTGGTGGCGTCCTCCGCGACCACCTCGGTGCCCCGTGCGTAGACGAACGCCACCTCGCCAGACGGCGACACCGTGACGTCGCACCAGTTCGCGCCTTGGCGGATCATGGCTTCTTCGTCACCGGCGGCGTGGTGATGGTGATGATGGTGAGATTCGTCGGCACGCCCGGCGGCAGAATCACCGGCCCGGTGCCGCGGTCGACCGTGAAGTGCACGACCAGCCACGCCGTGCACTTCTCCAGCACGGTCGCATCGAGGTTGCACGCCCGCACCTGCACGCTGTGCGCACCGCTCTTGAGATCCGCGGGCAGTTTGTGCCGATAGGTGGTCGCGTCCACCTTCTCGTACGCGCCGAGCAGCGGCACGGGCTGGTTGTCGACCCAGTAGTCGAAGTACCCCAGGCGCACGCCGTCATGGTTCCACTGCACGCGCGCTTCCGACGGGTTGATGATCGTCACGCCCGACTGCGCCGCCGCGCCGCCGGCGCTGAGCACGAGCAGCAACGTGTAAATGCATAGTCTTCCTCGCATGACTTCTCGCTCCCCTCTCTCGCAATCCCCGAATCAACGCCGCCGCGTGCTGGTCCTGCACAAGTTCGTCCGGGTCAAAGCGGCGGCCCTTCTTGACCTGGATGTGAATGTGCTCCTGCGGCTGTCCGACGTGTTCCAGCAGCACCGTGAACTGCGGCCCGAGTTCGGCGCGTACCGTCGCGATCAACAGACTGCGCGTCGTCGCGCCCAGCGTCTTGCTCCGCAGGTCGATCGCCTCGCCGATGTAATGCTTGCTCCCGGCCATGTGCGTGCTGTCGCTCCCGGACGTGATGACGAGCCCTCCCTCCGGCAGCCCGAACAGCGTGCGCGACAGCCGCTCCACCGTGGCCAGCATGTAGAGCAGCGCCGGGGTGATGACCGCGAAGCGCACGGACGCCTTGGTCGTCAGCATCAGAGCGGCGCCCCAGTCGGCATGACCGTGAACGCCCCAGCGAAGAACACGATCTGCGTGCTGCCGTTGACGACGCGAAATTCATAGACGTAGGTGCTCACGTCGCCATCGACGCCGAAGGTGGCCGAGGCCGGTATGGTCAGCGTCGTGATGCCGCCTGCCGCGTTCGTGTGGCTGGCTTGGTCAAGCGCGTAGACCTCGGCGCCGGCGGCGGTCGGCCCGGCCTTCACGGTCAGCGTCGCCGTCGCGCCCGTCAGGTTGTAGGCCACGCCGTCGAGCGTGACGGTAAAGACGATGGCGCGCGTCGTGCCGCGCACCACTTCGATGTCTACTGGCACCGGCCGCATCCGCAGCGTGCTCATGAGATCGACCCTCCGGGCATGGAGCCGGTCACCGACCCCCCAAGCACGCTGATCGTGAGGCTGCCGCCGATGTAGTTCTCCACGTCGGTCGCGGAGATTGCGCCGGTAGGCGTGACGACGCCGGGATCTGGATCAGCGCCGACCTTGGGCCAGTAGCGCCGCGCGAACATGCGCACGTTGAAGAAGCGCGTCGGAAACATTAGGGCCTCGTTATCGGTAATACATGGTATAAATATCCATGCCTGAGCGATGGCTGCCCGTGCCTTATTTCTCGCGCTATGAAGTGTCCGACCTTGGTCGAGTGCGAACGTGGTTCAACACTCGTAACGTTAAGCGAGTCGCGCCGACTCTGCTCACACCGTGGCGCAAGACCGGACAGCGCGGCTTGGACTCCGATTACCGCCTCGTCGTTCTCCGGCGAGACGGGAAGTCCTTCAAACGCTACGTGCATCGTCTGGTGCTTGAGGCGTTCGTCGGGCCCGCTCCTGCCGGCAAGGTCGCCAGACACTTCCCTGATCGCACGCCGTCGAATTGCACCCTGAGCAATCTCCGTTGGGGCACCATGATCGAGAACGCCGCCGACAAACTTGCCCAGGGCAGCCGCGTTGGACGCCCGCGTGGAACTCACTGCTGCAACGGACATCGTCTCGACTCGATGAACACGCTCATGACGCGCGACGGGCGCGGCAACCTGTATCAGGCTTGCCGAACATGCGGGCGTGAACGAATGCGTGCGCATCGGGCTAAGTCGCATCAACGGTAACCGCGCTTCTATTGCCGTCCGAATCCACTGTGGCCGTGATGCGGTTCTTGCTGTCGCCGACGTTCCGGATCGTGACGGTCGTCGTGGCAGCACCAGAGAGCTTGCCCGCTGACGCGGCGAGAATCAGACGCAGCGCCTGACGTGGCGTGATGCTCGTCTCGATGCCGTTCGACAGGTCCATCAGGGCTGCCGCATTCGCCGCGGCCGTCGGAATGTCACCAGTCGCGGCTGGAGCCGCGGGAATCAGATCCGTCTTCGCCTTGATCGCGGCAACCTCGGTGTCGAGATACCCGGCCACGGTCGCGAGATTCGCCGCCGTCGCCAGGGCCGCATCGGAAATTGCTGTATCCGCTTCTGCGTTGACGTCGGCCTTTGCCTGCGCCGCAAGGCTGCCGACGCTTCCGGTGACGTTTCCAGTCACGCTTCCGACGGCGCCGGTGACGCTCCCGACCGCTCCTGTCACAGAGCCCACCGCCCCGCTGACGCTGCCCACCGTCGTCACCGTCGGAATCGTCACGCCGGTCTGTGTGGCCTGCAGAAGCACCGCCCCAGACGACAGGCTGATCTGCCCGGTGCCGGTGCCTGACGACAACAGGACGCTCGCACCGATGTCGCGGCCGGTGTTCGTGGTGCCACCGGTGCGCGCCGCGTTCGCATCGATCTGACCGTTGTTCGCCTGATTGATCTGGCCCGCGCCGGTGCCGCGCGTGTAGAGTCCGCCCGCGGCTTCGGCTGCGGCATTCGGCAACGCCGTGCCTGCGAGACCGCGCGTTGTGCTGTAGGCGCTGTCCTGGAGTACGTCGTTCAACCCGGCGGCGCGGATGCCGATGAACGGGCCGCGCCATGGCAGGACGCCGGTGCAGACCCCTGTGAACCAACCGGTGCCTTCGGTGTCGTTGTTGATCGACCCGCCGCCGCTCGCGGGGATTTCGATCTTGTACATGGCGTCGCCGCTGTGGGTCCAGTCGTAGACGTCGCCCGTCGTCGGCGTCACCGCCGTCTGCGACGTCACGCCTGCCGCCGTCTGGAAGTTCCACACGAGGTCCATCCCCGCGGCGTTGTAGGCGATGGCGACCTCGCGGCTCTTGAAATCGGTGTCATCGATCAGCGCCGCCACGTTCACGGGAACGGTGATGGCCGTGTCGACGTCGACCCACATATCAGGCATGGTTCGTTACCCGCGCAGATAGGCGAACATCTGATCCCGCGCCGCGCGCACGTTCGTCACCGAGCCGTTGCCGCTCGACTTGGAATACGCGCTCGTCAGCTCGTTGTAGGCCAAATGGGCCTGCGCGTTGCTGGTGAACGCGAAGCGGCTGGTGACCTCGGTGTAATGCGTGTCGGAGGAGCCGTCGCCGTCGATCATCGACGCGAAGAGCGCGACGATATCCGCAAGCTTGTCGTCGGCATCTTCATTGGTGCGCAGTGCTGAGCGAAGCAGCCGCCCATACGGCAGGTTGTCGTCGAAGTGAATGTGATTGAAGGCCATCGTCCACCCTCCTTACTGATTCGCGTAGTAGTTCCAGGGATTCGGCGTGCCGCCGCCTCCGCCGCCTGCCGACTCCTTGATCGCCACCACGAGCATGCACTTCGCCGTGGACCCATCGGAGCACTGAATGGACGCGGTCGCCGACGACAACGCACTCGACGTCACGTAGGTCTGACACCCCGCCACCGTGAACGAATCCTCCTGCCGCTTCGTGAACGCGTTGCCGCCCACGCTGCCCGCCGTCCATGTCACGCCCGAGGCCGCGATCGTGAAGATGGCAAAAATTAGCTCGTTGTTGTCCGCCGTGCTCAGCCCTGCGGCCGTCGTCAAGGTGCCGCTCGTCCCCTCCACCGTGATGCGCGTGTCGTAGAGCGTCCCCGTCGTCGCGAAGCCCGAGAACTGATGCGGCAGGACCGTCCGATAGGCCACGCCGTTGCTGAAGGTCGCGGTCACGACGTTGTTCGCGTGGCTCGCAATGTTCAGCGCCATCCAGATGTCCAGTTCCTCACTGCTCGCGGCGCGGAACGCGCTCCCGAGACGGGCGTAGGTGTTCCCCGCCGTGTCCGTCACCCCCGTCACCGACTTCGTCGTGTCGTTGTCCTGGAACCGGATGCCCACCACGATCGCGTTGCCCGCCGTGTTGGCGAAGCCGCTGGACGAGACGAACGTGTCCTCGCCGCCGCCGTAGTTCTCGCCCCGGTCCGAGTTGACGAACGCAATGGCCATCTAGCGCAGGTCCCTCCGCACCGCCTCGGTCAGCTCGCGTTGGCGCTTCTGTTCCTCTTGGATGCGATCGAGTCGTTCCAGCACCCAATCGCGCCGCATAAACGTCAGGTCGTTCGCCACGCGCTCATCGGCCACGCGCTGTTCGAGCAACTTGAGACGGTCCTCGAGATAGGCCGTATTACGCACCCAGCCGCCCACGTTCAGCGCGAGTCCCACTGCCAGCACGATGTTCGGCACGGTAATCAGCTTCATATCTTCTGCTGCCATCCGACCGCCCCCAGGGGTTACGGAACTGCGCTCGCCGGGTCTTCACCCAGCGCATCGAGTAGAGCTTGTCGAAAGGCGTCCGCACTGAGCGCGCCGAACCCGGCCTTATTCGCCGCGTGCGCGGGGACCGCGGCCCCGGCCCGTGTCGCGAGGTTGCCAGCGGTCCTGATCCCGCGTGGGCTGGTGAGCGCCTTCGTGGCCGCGCCCGCGCCCAGGCCCATCAACGGATTCCCTGACGCGATCCCGGTCCCGACGCCCGAGAGCGCGCTGAGGCCCTTACTGATGCCTCCGGCGTGTCTCGCCACCGCCGGACCGACGGTGCGTGCGCCTGCCGCCAGCGCGCGTGGCGCACCGCCCAGCACCACCCCGGCGCTGCCTTCGAGCGCCGCCTCGCCGACATCGCTGCTCGTCGGCATGTGCGGCCCGCGTTCGAACTGTCCCTTCACGAGCGAGCCCGCGGCCGCACCAGCCCCCGCGCCCATGGGGCCGCCGAGCATCATTCCTGCGGCGCCACCGACTTCTGGCGCGCGCTTCAGGAACGCCGCATCGGACGGCAGATCGTCGGCGCCGAGCTCGTGAATGCTGGGAAGGCGCGTCCCGAACATTTCGCGGCTGCCCGCCTGTCCACCAATGAGGGAACCGGGGTGATGCCCCGAGTCCAGCGCCGACGGCGCGCCAGCAGCCGGACGCTCGCGCGTGAGCGGGGCTTCCTTCCCTTGCGCCTCGTCATAGAGTCGCTTCGCCTGCGCGTTGATCTCGTCCGGCGACATGTCGTAGGGGAAGTTGACGACGCCGACGCCGGGGATCGTAACCCTAGGCATTACGGCTCCTTGGGCATCGCGCGCCCGGTTTTCGGATCGAATATCAACTCGACCTTGTCGTCTCCGCCGGGCGCGCTGGACTCGCCGTAGAACTCGTCATGCGCGCGCCCCGATGAAAACTTCAGCCCTTCGAGCACGGCCTGCCGCGCTTTCTGCTTCTGCGCGATCGTCTCCTTCGAGTCGCCGGGCTGCGCGAAGTAGATCCTCGAATCACTCTCGTATTCCGCCGGCGGAATCGCCGCGCCCGATTCCTTGCGGAGACGCGCCTCGGTGAACGCCCGCTGCGCTTGCCGATACATCTGCTGGTCCTTCGACTGCGCGATGTTCGGCGCGTACTGGCCCCACAGCGCGCCCGCCGCGTTCTGTTCCGCGATGCGTCCCTCAAGGCCGCCCTGGGAGAGCGTGTCGCTCGCCTCCTTCGCGCGGTTGTAGAACGCCAGCGTCTGACGCTCCGCGCCGGTGACCGGCTTCTGCGTCTTCGGCTTCTTCATCGGGCCGCGCGCCCGGGCTTCGTCCGGCGTCACGTACTCCTCGACGGTCTCGCCGTTCTCGTCGGTGTAGGTGATCTTGCGCATCGCCCCGCCGCTCGCGGCGCGCTGGCCGGCGATCCCCTCGGACGCGCGGTTGTGTCGCGACGCCTCGCCCAGCTGCCGTTCGTCCAGATCGAACCCGCGATCCTTATTGCCCTGGTCCCGCGTCGACTCACCCTTCTTGAATTCCAACCCGGTATCGAACTGGCGCACGTTCTCGCCGGTGGTGACATCAAACTGCCGCGTGTCTTCACCAAGCTTCTTCACGTTGAGCCCGAGGTTCTCCCCGAACTGCCGTTTGTTTTCCGCGAGACCGGCTTTCGCGCGCACGTCTTCCGCCGTCGCCTCGGTCTTGCGCTGGCCCAGCGTTTCGCGCGCGAGCTGCTCCGCGTTGAATGTGGCGCGCTGCTTCGCGTCGAACTCGTCCTGCGCCATGCGCTGCGCGAGGAGTTCCACCAGCGCGTCCTTGACGCCGCCGGCGCCGAAACCGCCCGCGAGTTGAATACCCTTCGCCATGTCGTCACCTGCTCAGGAGCGACGCCGCGCGCGTCTGCTCGGGTGCCGAGAGATAGACGTTGCTGCCGTGGCCTTCGAGCCACTGGCCGTTGTTGTTCGGCCGCTGCGTGTTCGCCAGCCCCCCAGCCAATCCGCCCCACAGCCCGATCTGCTGCATCACGCGATCCATGCCGCTCTCCTGCGGGAGTTCGGTCTGCGCCGGGGAGGTGCGGCTCGTGATCGAGGACAGGTCGATCGGCTGCAGGTTGGCATAGGGCGCAGGCGTGCCGTCGAGCGCCGACATCAGCGCCTCTTTGCTCATCTGCTGCCCAAGCGCGCGGCTGTTGCCGCTCAGCATCGAGGGACGCAGGCCGCCGCTGAAGCTGGTGACGTTCACGCCCGGCGGCCCATCGACGCCGACATCCTGCACGTTCGCGAGGATGTCGCCGCGCACGGAATTCGCCGCGCGCGCCTGCGGCGCTTCCAACCGCGTCTCGTACTCGTCGAGTTGCCCCTTGGCGCGATCCAGTTCCGCCTGATAGCCACGGATCAGTGCCTCCATGTCGAGGCTCTTGTCGGTGGCGTACGCGTTCTGCGCGCCGGTGTCCTGGCGCTGGTTGATGGTGGACTCCGCGGCGCGACCATTCGCGCGGCTCTGCGCGTACGAATTCGCGATCTGCGCCCCGGCCGAAATCAGGCTGCCCCAGTCGACTTCCACGGCTACCTCACAGTGCCGCCATGATGGCGTCCTTGTTCAGGATTGACTGCCATTTGCCAATATCGAAGCCCAGGGCATTCCCGGCCTGTTTGTCCTGCAGCATCGTCTGCAGGTAGCCCAGGTTCAGCTCGCCGATCCCGAGCTCGCGGCGCAACGCGATCTCCAGCTGCCCGATGTTCTCCTGCGACGTGATGCCCAGCTTCCGCACTTCGGCATCCATCGCCGCCAGCCGCTCCTGCGTGCCGTAGCCCTGCTGCCGGAGCTGCCCGTCGAGGTCCGCCAGGTACTGCTTCGTGTTTGTGTCGAGCGAGGCCAGATCGCGCTGGACCTGAAAGCCTTCGCGCGTCACGTCGAGGCCGCGCGTCTTCAACTCCGCGTCGAGGTTGGCGAGCTGCCGCTGCAGGTCGTTCGCTTCGCGCTGCATGCCGCGCGCATTGGCAATCTGGAGCGCCTGATTGAGCTGTTCGCGGCGGCCTTGCAGCTTCTGGCCGACGAGCGCCGCGTCGTTGGCGCCGATGGCCTGCCCGGCCTGCGTCTCGATCTGGCGGCCCGCGGCGCGGATGCCTTCGCTGTCGGCGATGCCCTGCGCGCTCGCCTGCTCCATCAGCCCGGCGCGGTTCTTCAGCGCACTGCGCTCGGCGGCCCCCTGAAAGGCGCGGGCCTGCGGGGCGATGTCGGCGTCGGTGACGCTCGCGGCGTTCGGGTCCTGCGACAGCATCTCCATGAGCCGCGCGCGGAACGCTTCGTCCATCGGATCGGCAGCCGCGGGCGTGGCCTGCGGCTGCGGCTGGCTCGCGTCGATCAGCCCGGGCGCGGTGACGCGTCCCGGCGTCGTCGGCTCCACGGGCAAGGTGTCCGTCGGCGGCGGCGCCTGCCCGCGCGATCCAGGGACACCCAGCGGGATCTGCGGCGCAGGTGTGGCGGCCGGCGGCGGTGACGGCGGCATCGCACTCGGGCGCTGCGGCGTGCCGGGGGGCGTCGTCGGGCCCGCGCCGGGTGCGGGCGGCGGCGGCGCCGCGGCGCCCCCACCAGCGCCCGGCGCGGGCGTGCCGTCCGGCGCGGCTCCCGCGAGCGGGTGATTCTTTGGCACCCACTGCTGGCCGGTCCAATGGCCGCCGCCTTGCGCCTGAAACGGATCGGGGGGCTGGGTCTCGGCCATCGTGTTATCCTTTTGGCGTCCTTCGAACCGACAGCCTCACTACGTTGGTCGTTGGGAGCCGAGCACGACGGTTCTCACAGGTGCACGAGTCGCGGCTAGCTTCCGCGAGCGACGCAACCGAACGGATCGAAGGACCTTCCCACCATCCCATCATCACAACGCCTCCAGGAGTTCGTCACGCGGCGGCGCGCCGCTCAGGATGCGGTTGATCTCGTCCTGAATGCGCTGTTGGATGTCACTGCGGCCGAGCGGCCCGGCCATCTGCACGCCGGGGGCGAGATTGAGGCCAGTATTAGACGGACCAACGGTCGCGTTTCCCGCGCCGCCGCCGGGATGCAGCGGCACAAAGTTCAGATTGTCCGACCACGACGGGTTCGCGCCTTCGAAGTCGGTGATGAGGTCGATCTTCCGGCCGTTGATGACGACGTCGCCCGCGTAGGCTTTCTCGAATCCTGGGACGTTGCGGAACGCCTTCGAGACCGCAGACTCCATCTCCGCGCGCGACATGCCTGGGTGCGCGTAGGACTTCAGGAAGGCGTAGGCCCCCTGGATGTCGGCCGGCGCATCGCCCATCTCGCCACCAGCGCCGGTGCCCCCGCCGCTGTCCGGCTGCCAGCCGATCTGGGGATTGCTGCCGCCCGCATTGATGAGGAAGTCCACGGGCACGCGGCCCTCAGGATCCTCGCGTGCCCCCACCCACGCCTTGTCGCCCTGGACGTCGAAGACCTTGTAGCCCGCCGCTTCCATCGCGGGCTGGATGTGCTGCCGGAACCACGCCTCAGCTCCAGCCTTGCTCGTGTCGGTCAACTGCGGCGCGGCCTGGGCGGCGGCCGCGAATGCATCCTTCGCGCTGGTCGACGGATCCTGCGCGCGATTGAAATCGAAACCCGAGAACGGCAGCCCGCCACCGGTGCCGCCGGGTGATGCGCCCGCCGGCGTCGCGCCTGCTGGCGGCGTCGCCGCCGCCGCGTTGGCGGCCGCGGTCTCTGCCCGATCGGCCGGGGCCTGACTCGCAAACGCATCGAGCACGTAGGCGAGCGAGTCCTGGCCCATCCAGCGATCGCCGTCCTGCCAGCCCTGCCCGCGCACGATCTGGTCGAGATACTCGGGCGTGATGTCGCGGCCGAACGCGTCCTGGTGCGCCTGGCTGATGATCTGGCGCGCGTCCTCGATCGCGAAGTCGGTCATCGCCGTCTCCGCGTTCTTCGCGAAAAGCGCCGCCACCGCGCCCGCCACGCCGCCGACGACATGCCCGGCGCCGGGGACGATGCTGCCGCCAATCGACGCGCCGGTCGCGGCCGACCCGCCCACGCTCGGCGAACCCTCCATCCGGCGCGTGTAGGGATCGTCGTACTCGTCCATCAGGCCGTAGCCGCGCTGCGGGTTGTACCGGTGCGGCGGCGTCGCCGGGGTGCCCGGCGTCGTCGGCGTGGCAGACGGCGGCTGATAGACCGGCTCCTGCCGCTCGTCGGCGAACCGGTCGCCGCTGAAGGCGTTCGTGGGCGCGTCCGGCTGGTCGACCGCGTTCGTACGCCCACCCGGCCCGTTCAGCAGCTCGCGCGTCTGCTGCGGCGGCGGGGGCGTGCGGGGGCGCGCCTGCATCTGGGGCGGCGGAGGCGGCGGCTGTTGCGGCTCTTCCAGCGCGTCGAGCAGGGCTTGCCGCTCGCCATCGTCACCGGTGCGTGCGTAGGACGAAAAGGGGTTGCGGAGTGCCATTAAATCACCCGATGTTTGACGCTATGTCATATGGTGTGTATGATGCACACACCGTCATGACCCGCACGAACGTCCATCTCACCGAACACCAGCTCGCCGCGCTCCGAGCGATCGCCAAAGCGTCCGGTCTGTCCGTCGCGGAAGAAATCCGCCGGGCGATCGATGCATACGTGAAATCGAACCGCCCACGCCAAAAGGACCAAACTCGATGAAACTGCTGCTCGCGCTCGCATGCTTCCTGGCCGTGCCAACGCTCGCCACCGCGCAGGGGCCGACGATCTTCTGTTGGGCATTTCCCGAAGACCCCGACGTGTTGATGGTCTGCAACGACACGCCTGTCTTGCGTCCAAAACTCGTGAACTTTGGCGAAGGCTCCATCGGGCTCAGCGCGACGGGCCAGGATGCGCAGGTCTGGTTGCGGCTCACCAACTCCGCTGACGTCGACCAGCCGGGCATTACCTACACCATCTTTCCCGATGGCCAGCCGCCTGTGACGCGCACGTTGACGCTCTACACCGCCGACCACGGCCCGACCAACATCGGCATCCCGCTGCATCTCGACCCGGTGCTCGCCGGTCAGCATCTCGCGTTCGCCGTCGAGGTCACGTTCCCGAAAGGCCGTGGCCTCGCCGGGCTCACCTTGCGCGATGCCTCGGGCCACGCGCTGGCCGTGCCCGCGGAGAGTTCGCGACGGTGACACCATCCGAGGGCCTGTCATCACACGCTCGTCGTGCTGAACATGGCCCACCCGTCGACACCATCCGTGCCGACGCCCGGCGAATAGATCAGGGGCAGCCACACGCCACTCTGTTGCAAGTAGAACTCTGGATAGCTGGTCGTCGCGTCGGCGGAGACGAAGATCTCGGTGCCCGCCGGCACGGAGGCGGCCATGCGATCTTGAATGACAATGGTTTGCTGGCTTCGCGGGTCTTTCCGCACCAGCAACAGGTCACCGTATTGCACGTCGGCCTGACGGATGCCGTAGAGGTTGTACGACACGCTCGCCGGCGAAATGATGGAGACGAACTGCACGCCCGCGGCAATCTCCAAAGGGACACCCTGGAGGCCGCCTGTGCCGTCGACCACGAACATCCGTGCGGTCTTATTCGTGCGGGTGTTCATGGCGAGCGAGAGACGTTGCGTGCGCACGCGCGTCGCGGTCACGTCCCCATGCGTCCCGTCCGCGTGGTGCTGGACGCCCCACGCCGCCGCGATCTGCGCTTGCATCCCGCTCAGCGTGCGCCGCACGCTCTCGCTCAGTTCTGGCAGCGACGAACCCGGCAAGAGGCTCGATAGGCTGAACATCAGATTTGCCCCTCCACGCCGACACGCAGCCCGATCGCATCCACGGCCCACGCCGCCGAACTCGCGGGCGACACGTCGTCATCGACCACGAGCTCGATGTACATCGCGTCGGCCGCGCGCGCATCGTCTTCCACCTTCACGAGTTCGCGTGTCTCGCTCGCCGTGGCCGCCGGGAGCGCCGCCGTGCCGCTGCGCGTGGCCGCGCCGAAGTCGCTGATGATGTCGACGGCGAGCGCGCGATTCGCCGGCGTGCCGAGCACGTAGGCTTGCTGGATGCGCCCCTTGTAGCCGTTCCCGCCCGGCGCAAACGCCGCCGTCTTGACGCGGCCGATATACGTGCTGGCGACGGCCCCGCGGTCGGTGGTGGTGCCGTCCGCGTCGTACTTGATGAGCGGCCCATCCGGCAGCCCGGTCACCCACTTCTGCCCCACGTAGGGCTTGAGGTCGAGCGACATGGGGTTGCCGATGGTGTTCGCGAACATCACCGCGCAGGCGGCATCCGCCGCGCCCTCCGTGTGCACCGCCCAGCCGCCGCGCACGGCGCCGGTGTCATCCCGGCGCCCGTAGCGCGCGTGGAAGATCAGCTTCTTGTTGGGCGCCGTCGCCACGCCGGTGGACAGCCACCATTGCACCTGGCGCTTCTCGCCGTGCCACACGCCAAACGGCACGATGGCCGACGCCGCCAGATTGACGGTGTCCCACACCACCTCGATATCGCGCCCGAGATACTCCAACCCGCGCGGCCCGAGGCGATACGGCCCGCGCCGCGAGAGGAAGTACAGACACGGGAAGCCGGACTCGTCTTCGCCCTGCACGATCGACTTGTGATTGAGCGCGCCGAGGGCTTTGGTCACGGCCACCGGGCGATACGGGAAGTCCGCGTCGCCGGTGCGCTGCAGTTCGTAGATGTGTGAGAGCTTAAAGACAAACACCGAACTGCCAAGGATCGCGCCGCCTGTGATGCCGCCGCCGTCGCTGCGGTCGAGGTCTAGGCGATTCGTCGATGGCACGCGCTCGTCATCCGCCACGCTGTAAGCCGGAGGCGTCGTGCCGAGCACCGGCGTCCACATCACCGCGCTCGCCATGCTCGCCGTCTCCCACGACGAGAGCAGCAGCAGCCGATCCTCATCCGCCAGCAGATACTTCGGCGAGATCGGCACCGTGAAGTAGTCGGCATCGGTCGGGAACCCGCTGAACGTGGGGGCCACCGTCGAGTAGAGCGCCGGGTCCGCACTGTCATCGAGCGTGGTGGTCGCCACCACCGCCGCCGTCAGCAGGTAGTAGTTCACGCCGTCAGGCGAACCGAACAGCACCCAATGCGTTTCGCTCTCGCTGGGGAGGGCCGGTCGCGTGACGCGCGCGGCGGTCCCGCTGCCGCTCGGGGTGAAACTCACCGCCGGGGAGAGTTCGCTGCGCACGAACGGCGACACGCTCGTATTGGCCCACTGCACCTTGTAGTAGCGCAGCGTGGCCGCGTACGACCCGGCCCCGGTATTGGCGACCGTCGCCGCCGCCGGGGTCGCGAGGCCCACACGTCGCAGCACCGTGCCGTCCCAGACATGCAGCCGATCGACAGCGGTATTCCCCGCTACGAACAGCTTGCCGTTGAGCGACACGCCGTTCATGGTCAACAGATCCGACCCGGCGGCCGACCACGCATCCGTCACCGTCACCGCGGTCCAGTGATTGCCGCCGGACGGCACCACGCGCCCCATGATCGGCGGTGATTCAGCGCTGACGCCGTAGAGCTCCGCCGTCCCCTCATCCGCCGTCGGTGTATGCCGGATCAGCGCGAAGAGGGTGGCGGACGCGCCCCAGATCTCCGTGCCGATGGGATTGGTCCCGCCCTGGCGCCGCTGCGCGAACTTCGTCGTCGTCCACTCGACGTTCTGGGCGATCTGACACTGGTTGTCGGCGATGTCCTGCGGCGGATCGGTGTCGTTGAGGCCGCCGGTCAGGTCCTTGATCCAGAGCAGGCCGCTCTTGTCGGGGCTGATCATCGCCACGACCCGTCAGCCGGATACCACGCGCCCAATCGTGACCGGCCGCCGATCAGGTCGCGCCGCTCGTTCGTCGAGTCCGCAAGATCCCAAAGGAACGCATTCATGTTGCGCAGCTCGAGATCGACGTCCTGCCGCAACGCGACGTAGCGATCATCGTCCATCCGGCGCCACTCGTCCGCCTGCGCGCCGAGCGCGAGCACGTGATGGAAGTCCTCCGGCAGGAGCGGCTCGTCGGTGTCGGCCGTCATGTCCGCCAGGCTGGCGGTGTAGTCGACGAGATACGCGTAGGCCCCAGCGGGCGTCGGCCAGAACTGGATCTGGAGCAAGCCGCTCGACGACGATCCCAGAAAGACGTACACGACGGGGATGCCGTCAATGTCGAGGGCGGGATCCTGCTGGCGCAGCCACGTCAGATCACGGCGCTTCAGGGGAATGTCGTTCGTCGTGTCCGTGAGGCCGTTGATGCGCTTCACGCTCGACGCGAACGCGTAGGTATGAATGTTCGCCGTCGAGGTGAGCGTCAGCTGCCGGTCGCGCAGCAGTCGCGTGAACTGCGGTTTCGTGAGGATGCGCCGATGCCAATCATTAATCGCTTCCTTGATGCGCGTACGCGGCTCGGTTGTCGTGGCCGTCGACAGATTGAGCGCCTTGAGCGCCCGATTCTGCAATTCCAAGAAGGTCATGACGTCCACCCGTGCCGCAGCGCCCACCGCTGCGCTTTTCGCTGCTGCAACGCGTAGGCGCGCCGCACGTCTCTCGACTGAAACACCCGATCCACGAGGTTGCGGCACTCGCCGTCCGGGCCTTGCTCGTAGGGCTCGCTCGCCGCATCCGGCCGGTAGCAGCCGAATCTGCGACACGCATAGGGCCGCACCTCGTAGACCGTGCACACCGCGCGTCCCGCGGCGTCCTGCGCGAGCAACGGACACGGCCGCGCCTGGAGCTGCACGAACCCGGGCTGCGCGCTCCTGAACCGCGTGGTGAGGTCCGGCCGCCGTGCCAGGAGGAGGTCACGTTCGGCCGGGGTCATCACCACCGCTGGCGTGAGACGGCAGCAACTGCCCTCACGCTGGCAATGCCAGTCCGCCGCGATCGGCCGCAGCGGAATCGCGCGCATGTCAGACGCCCATCGGCACGGCGAGCGCGCCGAGCATCACGTCGCACATCTGCTCAACGCCGGTCTTGCCCGCCCACGGATCGCCCTGCGGCAGCCGCGCACGCGCGTCCTCGTCCTTGTTCGGGAAGAACACGAGCAGCTTGCGCTTCGAGCGGTCGGTCGACCCGGGCTGCATGTTGTGCACGACCCACGTGCCGTCGGGCCCGTAGATGCCCGGCTCCAGCCGGTTGATGCGCGCGATCTCGCCCGGCGTCAGTTCCGCCTCGGAGAGCTTGAACCCGAGCCAGAACACCTCGCCGACAATGCGGTCGCGTGGGTGATCCTTATCGCCCTGCGGATTGAAATCGCTCTTCTTCGGGTAGAGCTTCTCGTCCCAGAACTTGCCGCTCGTCTTGTCGTACGCCTCGATCGTGGTGGCCGTGACGATCTCGCGCACCTTCTCCGATGTCATCTGACCCGCCGCGACGAGTGTCTGCACGATCGAGAGCAACTCGTCGCGCGTGACCGGCGCTTCCGTCGCCTTCTGCGGTTCGTCTTTCGCCATCTGCTGCATCACCTCCCCGCGTGTCGCGGTGTCGAGGGCGGAGTCCCCGCCGCCCTCCTCGGGTTCTTGCGTAGGCGATCAGTTGATGTTGAGGAGCACGGCCTGGACCTTGCCATCCACCCCCGTGACCATCATCGACCCGACCACCTTGGTTGCCGACGCGGCGCCGTCCACCACGACTTCACCCGCCGTATCACCAGGCACCACGACCGCCAAGCCCACGCCCGGCGTGCCCCCGATGAGCACCGCCGCTGGGCCGTGTGTCTGGATCCAGCCGTACTGCGCCGCCACGATCGGATACACGGCGACGCCGACCACCGCGCCGGTGAGCGTCGACGCCGGTGACTGAATCACGCCCGCGTAGGGATTGCGCTGGAGGCTGACGCGCGAGGTCGTGGTCAACGCCACTTCGATCCCGCTCGCGCGATCGAGATTGAGCGTGATGTTGCCCGACGACAGGACGGCCGCGTGTCCGCTGATCGGGTAGGCGTAGCCCAGGCCCGGCGTCGTGTCGATGATCGCCCAGCCCCCGGCATACAGATTGGCGGCCGCCGCCGACGCGCCGAGCGCGGCGACGAAACTGGTCGCACCGGCCGCCGCCGCCGCCGGCGTCAACTGCTGGTGCGCCGTATCCTGCGCACTCGCCTGAATGACGTTGCCGACGACGAGCGCGGTCGCGCCCGCCAGACAGTAGCGAAAGACGCGCCCGTCCGAGGTCTCGAACCGCGCGCCCAGCGGGGCTTCCGGCGTGGCGCTGCTGCTCCAGAGATTGCGAGGCGCGATCTGGATCGCGCCCTGAAAGTTCGGCATGATCGTCTTCCTTTCTAGGTGATGACCGTGATCACGCCGAGCCGGCGCGGGTTGTTGATGGAGAGATTGCCGGCCGTGTACACCTGCACGACTTCGGCGGTCTGGTTCGCGGGCCGGATGGCCGGTTCCGCCTTCGCCCAGCGGAGGTAGCGGAATTTGAGGTTCCGTCCGTTCAGACAGAACATCGTCGCGGCCGGGCAGTCCTCGTCGAACGTGACCTTGGCGCCCTTGAACTTGAGCACCTCGTTCTTGAATCCGCCGTCGCCGGACTCTTTCGAGGTGAAGCGCTCGTTGACCGTCAGCGTCGACTCGTAGCCTTCGAACGAGGTCTGATCGGAGACGAACCACTCGGGGTGCTCCTCCGCCGCGCCCTTCGAGCACGAGTTGTAGATGGACCGCATCGCGCCGCGCAGGTTGTCGAACGCGTTGGTGGTCTTCGTGCCGAGCGTCTGGCGATTGCGCCAGAACGGGAACGTCGCGCGGTTGATGCCGCCGACGGTGCCGGTCGTGGGCGTGGACGAGACGAGCAGCGCGAGGCCGCCGATGTCCTTGCCGCCGTTGCCGGTGCCGTCCGAGTACATCTGCCGGTTCATCGTCGCGAAGTGCGACTGCTTGCCGTTCTCGACCTTCGCATCGATCAGGGCAAACTTTGCCTCTTCGCCCATCGCCCGCAGCTGCTCGATCTGCGAGTAGGAGATGGTCCCGGCGTTCTCTTTCCAGTTGAACCGCGCCGCGTCGAAGACGTCAACGGGCGTGACATTGAGCGGGTCGTAGCCGGAGTGCGACCCGAAGGTCGTGTTCTCGGCGTACATGAGCGTTTCCTCGATGAGGGCGCCACCGGGCTCTTTCGTGAACCCGCCGCCTTCCTTGAGGAGCTTCAGAAGGAGCTGACTGGTGAAGACGTTGTCTTCGGGCTTGCGGCGGACGACGCGTTCGAAGACGCTTGCCGTCAGCTGGCCAATATTTGGATCGGGCAAGTGCGGGCTCCTAGCCCGCGGCGAGTCTCCGTGCTTCCTGACGAATAATGTCGCGTGTCGTCAGTTCAGAGTCCGGCCGGGGCGTGGATGGCCGTGGCGCTCCCGGTTGGACCGTGGAGGCCGAGGCTTTCCGTGTCAGTTGCCCCGAACGTTCGGCGTCCCATTGCGCGCGAAGGATCTTCTCTCCGTGCTCGCGGTCCGCGGCGATGTAGGCGTCGTAGAGTGCGGTGGGGGTCATCGGGCCCTTGTGGTTCGCGATGATCTTCTTGATGTGCGGCTTGAGTTGCGCGAAGCGGGGCCACTGCTCAGCGGCCTGCGTCACGAGATGTGTCGCCTCCGCCTTGCGTGCCGTCGTGAGCTTGTTCAGCTCGTGCTCATCGCGAATCGGGCCGTACTTCTCGTCGAACTGCTTGGTGAGTTGGCGCGCGTGCCACTGTTGCCATTCACGAAGCCGTTCCTCGCTGAAGGTCGCCCGGCCATCCGTCAACGGGATGTCAGCTTTCGGCTCTACGTCCTCGACCGGCTTGGCAGTCGGCGCAGCGGCCGGAGCCGTCGCGTCCTCTCCGAGCTGGCTCTGGACCATGCGCACGAAGCCGCGCGGATCCTTCTGCAGCCACCCGTACAGCGACACGGCCGTGGATACATCCTTCGGCTGCGTCGTCTCCTCGATGCCGTACTCCGCCAACGCTTTCCGCCGCGTGTTCGTGACGACCGCTTTGTGGCGGTCGAGCGGGATGGCGCCTGTGTTCGGGAGTGAACCGGGAGCCTCCGAGGTGCCGTCGGGCTGTGTCGCCGCCTGCGCGAGGGACGGATCTGGAGGAGTGTCGGGTGGCGTACCGTCCGACTTCGCGGCCTGCAGCTCTCGGAACACCGAGGCCGCGTCGGTCGCGACTGCCGTATCGCCAGCAGTAACCGAAGTGGAAGGACTGCTGTCGGCAGAGGCCGGAGACGGGGGAGCCGCCTGAGCGGTGTCCGTGGAGGGCGTATCTGCGGTCAGCGGAGTGTCTTCCATGCCGGTACGGAAGAGTCTACTCCCCTAGACTGTCTGGTGTCAACGAATTGACATGCCAAATCCTTGACGATCAATCCCTCCCATAGCGGGCGTGGAACTCCTCCGTCACCTGCTTGATGGCTGCGATGGTCTCCGGGTTCGGCTTGTACTCCGGCGTCGTGGCCTTCGTCTGCGCCTGCCGCTCGGCCAGGGCGCGTCCGGCTTCCAGGTTGACGCTCGACCATGAAGATGTGTGCGGGCTCGTGTCCGAGCCCGGCACCGGGACATGGCGCACCATCTCGACGAGGCCGTGCTCTTTCAGGTAGCGGCGCTTCTCGCTGCGCGAGTAGAACGTGACCGGCTCGGGGCCGACGTTGTGCAGGGTCTCGCCGCCGGGGATGTCATTTGGCTGCACGCCGACGTTGGCGGGCTCGTGGCCGTCTTTGCAGAACGGCCAATCACCCACCGCCAGCGGCTTTCCACACTCTGAACAGGTCACGCCGTGACGACCGCCTCGGCGTCAACCTTCGCCGACGACACGACCATCGCCGCATCGTCCGGCAGCCATGCGCCAGCGATGATGAGGCGCTTCTCGATGACGTCAGCCTTGTAGCCGCGCATCTTCGCGGCAATATCCACGACGAGTGGAAGCCACTTCGCCAGTTCGCCAGCGGACGAGTCCAACGCCGCGAGCGCGGACGCCATTCCGTCGAGAAAATCGCGCTCGGTCTCGGCGTTCGTTGAAATCGCGTACTGTTCACCGTTTCGATGGAGCCTTACGTCGCCTCGTAGCATCGTCATTCCTTTCGTTTTAACCTGTTCTGAAAGATTCCTTACTGCCGGACGCCCTTGTAGCGTCATGTCAGTCGTTAAAACGTACTCCGATATACCCCGCCGATCTGCGTCGCCACAGTGCGGCGAGCGACTGCCCAGGAACGACTCGGGATCGTGTTTGCCTGGAGTGCCGGCGCCATGAAAATGCTTCTTCCCACATATTGGACAGACTGGAATGACCCACTGAGGCTTTGCGCCGGCTTCAAGACGGACATGGGCATACACGTACGGCTCATTCGGGGACGCTAGCATCGCGCGCTTGGAAGTTACGCTTGGTGGCCAGATACGACGCGCATATTCAAGAGCTTGAAGAAACGAGCCCATTTCGACCCATCCCTTCTCTCGCATATGCCTTTCCCACCAAGCCTCCCAGACGCGCCCCTTGTCGAAAAAGTAGGGCCGTCCGTCGTGGCCGTACGCTCGCGTACATTCAACTCCATACTCCGTGACGAGCCAAGAGTCGAAAGCCTTGATGACCGGATGAATTTGTAGATGTCCGCCTTGGCGCTGAAAACCCTGATGTGTCCCCGGATCGCACGCCGAGCACATGCCGTCGATCAGAAAGCCTTCCATGCCGCACGACTCGCAATGGCCGTCGTGGGTCCGGTCGGCATAGTCAGTTGGCTTTTTTCCCTTAAACTTGCTCGCTGATCTCCAGACTTTCGAAATGTCGATCATGGCTTCGGCATCTCCGCAGGCTTCTCACGCGGCGTCCACGCGTGCCCGCACGGGAGGCACGCGTAGTCGCCGCTCGGTCGCATCAACAGTTCGCTGCTGCCGCATCGCGGACAGGTCGCCATAGTTTAGGCATCTCCGGCGCCTTCTCATGCTCGCGCCACGCGTGGCCGCACGACATACAGACGCGATCGCCGCTCGGTCGCGTCGAGATGTACACGGCGCTACTCTCACAGCGCGGACACGTCGTCACGGCACCTGTACGACGTACAGGTCCTTGGTCGAGCGCATGTAGCGCCGGCCGCCGCTCACCACCACCAACGGCAGCGGCTTGGCCACTCGGACCTTCACGCCGTCCTCCGGCCCCACCGGGCCGTCTGTGAGGCGCACCGTTTCGTACTCCTCGCCGTCATGGCCTTCCAGGATCGGCGCGTCCGCGTCGGCCATCGTGGGGCCGCTGGAGACCGGCTTCTGCGGCTCGGCGGACTTCACGAAGTCCTCCGGCTGCTTGCCGGCAGGCGCGGCGGATGGCGTGCTCTCGGTTCCCAGGCCTTCGTTCTGGCCCCGATTCTTCCGGGGGTCTGGGCTCGCCGCGCCATGCGGGTCGTTCTCCGTGCCGATGCCTTCATTTTGGCCGCGCGCCGGCCGCGTCTGCTCAGGCTTCGCGTCCGGTTCGGTGTCGTGCTTCGTCGGTTTCGTCGCGGGATGTGGATTCGCCATCAGTGTCTCCTTTTGCCTAGTTCACGGTCGGCGCGCCGCCGCGCATCTGGTGCTGATTGATCGGCTCGGCGGTCGGCACCGCGCCGGGATGAGGCTGTTGCACAGGCGGTGCCGTCCCTGGCGCGCCGGGCGCCTGCTGCTGCTGCGCCACGAGCCCCGGCGGCATCTCGATCCCGATCTGCGCGAGGATCGCCAACACCATCGGGTTGCTCAGATCCTCGGCCTTGAACGACAGATTGATCTTCGGCGGCTCCGGCTTCGGTTCCGCCGGCGGCGTCTCCACCACGATCTTGTCCGGGTCCAGGTTGTGCTTCGTCAGCAGCGCCTTCAGGAGCTCCGTGCGGCGCACGTTCGGATCGCGGCCGATCAGGTTGTAGAGATTCGCGGCCTGCCGGCGCTCGACATCCGCATCGAGGCGCAGCGCGCTATCCGGCTTCGCGCTGAACACGAACTCGCCCTGCACGGCCTTGCGGTCCCACTGCTGGAGCGCCTTCTGTCCATCGGGCCCGACGATTTCGACAAAGCCTGCATCATCCTTGAACTGCTGCAGCAAGCTCGCGAACTTCGCGGCGCCGGTCGTGAACCACCGCAGAAACCGCTTGCGCTCCTTGTCGAGGCGCACGTCGGATACCGCCGTCGCGTCGCGCACTTCCGTCGCGGTGCGGCCTTCGGTCTCCACGGTCGCGGGCCGGATGGCCCAGGTGTCGCGCAAGTCCTTCTCGCCGATCTCGTTGAACTGATAGTTGTCGCGCGGGAACATCGGCAACGAGACGATGCCGATCTGCTCGTTGCCGTTCCCGTCGACGCCGATGCGCGACATGATTTCGCCGCGCTCCATCTTTTCGAGCGTCTCCTTCGTGAGTAGATCGCGGTTGTACCACTGCATGGGCAGCGCGCGGTCGCGGAACTGCGCCATCTGCGTGCGTCCCAGGGAAATCTCCTCGCTGAGCGGTCGCGCGATCCCGACATCGCTCACGGGATAGGCGCTGCCCGGCAGGAACCGCAGCGTCAGCGGGTGAATCGGGAACCCCTCCATGCCGTGCAGCTTCCCGTCGTTCGGCCGGCCCTCCTGGCCGTCGCCCAGCCACTGATACGGGGAGTTCCGGTACCTCACCGGCTTGTTGTGGCCCTTGATCAGCACCAGCTCCTTGAGCTGATTCGGCAGCGGGTCCTCGTCAGGCGCGAAGACGGCAGCCTTCAGCCAGATCTCGTAGCCCTCCACCTGCTTCAGCGCGCCGCCCTCACGCGTCGGACGCTCTTCGCTCGAGAGCGTCTCGCGGGGCGTCTGGATGGTCGCGGCGAAGTCGTCCGGCAGGTTCAGCTCCTTCTTCGCCTGCGTGAAGTCCATGACGAACTTCATCCCCAGCCACGCGGCACGGTCGAAGCGGCTGCCGACGAAGTCCACCGGGATGAGCAGATCCTCCGTCGGAAACTCGTTCCAGAAGTACTGCTCGTGCGCGAGGTAGGGCTCGTCCTGCAGTTGCGGCTCGCCGGTCATCGGGTCGACGGCCTGCACCATCCGCGGCTGCTGCGTCTGCGGGTCCACCGGGGGCGCACCCGTCATCGGATCCGGCGGCGCGGGCTGCAGCACCGGCACCTGCCGCGTGCGAATGTCCGCCACGTAACCGATCTTGCTCGCCGCGATGCCGCAGAGCAGCACATCCGTCGCCATCTCGTCGATCAGCGTCGGCGCGTCGGCGTTTTCCTCGCCGAGCTCGTGATTGACCGCGGCCGCGAACGTCGGCACCGCCGCCGCGCTCGCCGGGTTCTTCGGCTTCAGATGCACTTCCGGCACCTGGAACACGAGCTGCGATTTCTTCTGCTCGACGTAGCTGTATTCGAGCGGCACCTGCACGGCGTGATCGCGCGGGGTGACGTCGAGCACCTTGCCCATGTAGGCGCGCACGTTCTTTTGCCAGCCGATCTTCAGCTGATCGACGACGTGTTCACTCGCGGTGATCCGATTCATCCACTCGCCCACGAGCGTCTCCTCACGGGCGGGATCCGGCGGCATGCCTTCGGTCGCGGCGATCTGTTCTTCAGCCATCGGTCTACCTTTCACGCGCCGTACTGATGCCGGCGCACGTTGTTCACGCCGAGCACGTGGCGCGACGTCTCTGCGGCCGCCGCCTGCTGGCGGAGATACCCCACCGTGCCCGGCGGGTAGATGTGTTGTTCGGGGACGTGCGCGCCGATCGGCGCTTTGAGCCCGGAGACGAGAAACCGCAGCGCGTCGAGCGGGTGATCGAACCCGTGCGTGTCGAGGTCGTTATCGTCGTGCTCGTCCACCGACGCTTCCCCGAACGCGCGAATCAGCTGCTTGCAGTCCGGATGCACCTTCAGGAACGGCGTGCCGTCAGGATGGTTGCGCAGCCACGCGCGGAGGCGCGCCCAGCCGTTCACGCGATCGCGCTCGCCTTCGACGCAGGGCACGCCGTGCTTGCCGAAGGTGCTGAGGATCGTCTCGACGCTCTCGTGTCCAGTCCCGGCGGCCATCTTCGGGTCGGCAAACGTGCGCCGGATCATCAGCCCGCGCGCGCGGTTGTATTTCACGATCTCAGCGGCCACTTCGCGCGCGATCAGCTTGTCCTTATTGCGGCCGTTGAAGGTGTACTCATGTTCGATGTAGAGGTGCCCGTCGTCGCCGTAGACCGCCCACAGGCACACGCCCTCGTCGGTCATGTATCCCCAATCGATGCCGCAGAAGCGTGGCACGCCGTTGGGGAACGGCCGGAACTCCATGACGTGCGCGCGGCGTGGCATTCCGTCGTCGAGCGGCGGCTTGTCGGACTTGCGGAACTCGCTGAAGAACCCGTCTTCCGACGCGTCCCAATCGCCGTCGCGATACGCGGCGCGCAGCCCGGGCGGCAGGCGGTTCAACTGCTTCTGATATTGCTCCTGATTCAGATAGGGGTTGTCCGCGGGCAGCGCCGGGATGTAGTCGTAATCGTCCGGTGTGTAATCCTCGTCCTCGTCGACCGTGAGGTCCTTCAGGATCCACCGCCGCTTCGCCCACGCGCCGATGTGCTTCTTCCCGGTCGCCGGGTTCGTGCCGCCGCCGACGCGCGGGATGAGGCCAGGGATCGTGGTGCGCGCGCACGTCGAGATCGAGAGATACATCTCCTCGGTGAAGGTCACGATCTCATCGATTTCGATGCGATCGTACTCCGCCGACAAGTACTGCTCGATGTCCTGTTCGTGCGTGCAGTGGCCAAACTCGACGAGGCTGCCCGTCTTCGGGAAATGCACGACGCCCGCGCCGATCTCATTCGGCTTGAAGATAGCCTCAACCCCTTGTGCCTCCTCCGGCACGAAACGGAGGTGCGAGCGCTGCATCTCCTTCTTCATGCGGCGCAAGATCAAGCACTTCATCTTCGGCACGATCAGGCAGGGGCCGAAGCAGTCGAACCGCAGCGCCTTCGACTTTCCACAACCCTTCGAGCCGCCGTACAGCGGGTACGGCGCCACGCTCTGGTGGTACTGCACCTGTTTCGCGAACGGCTCGTACACGACGCGCCCGTTCACCACGAACTTGTAGGTGGACGGGTCGACGCCGGGCGGGACAGGAGTGGCGATCATCAGCGTCCGAGTAGGCCAGTCGCCCGCACGCCGAGCGACTCGTCGCCATCGCGCATCGGTTTGCCGGACAGGTGGCGCCAGCAGCGCTTCAGGTGCTCGCGGAAAATGCGCTCGCCGTCCTTACGCTTCCAGCCCGGCACCGTGTCGCGCCAGCCGCAATATCCGCAGTTGAATGTGATGTCGTCGTTCTCCATCGCTGTCCTTTCGGCCGCAAAAGCAAAGGGCCGCCCGCACCGCCTCCGAAGAGGCAATTGCGAACGGCCCTTGCTCGCGGCTCGTGTCGTGCGCCAGGCGTGAGCCTGATGCCGTCTAGCCCGGGGGGATCAGGCCCAGGCGAGGCGCACGGTCGATCTGGGTTTACTTCATCGATATCTCTCGTGTGACGCCATCAGTCGGCGCAGTTCCGCAAGCGCCTCTTGATCATTGTCGAACTGATACAGAAGCTCCCGCGCCTTTCCCCATGGCAGCATGCTATGCACGCAATCGCTATGGCCCTGGCAATCGTCCGACGCATCGATGATTGCGCGAATCACATCAACAGACCGCCGCGCGGCCGCGACCAGCGCGGGGATGTTCTCACGCGTGTGCGTGATGAAGACGGCTGCCGCGTTCGGAACGTCGTGCGCGACGACACGCAAGTCAGGACCGATGATGTCGCACTCGCTCTCGTTACCGGATGACGCGGTCGCTAGCTCCCACGGCCCCTCAGGCGCGTTCGCCGCGATGTCATCGATCGCCTTCAGTTCGTCCTCGGTCATCGCAACTCCAGCTTCACTTCGTCGAGCGCCGCCGTAACCACGGACTCCGGCACCCAGCGCGCCGCGAGGTCCAGGCCGTGGCGCACGAGGCGCAGTTCTGCGTCGATCACGCTCTCGCCAGACGCCTCGATGACGAGGCGCACGGCGCCGGCGACAGCGATGTCGGAGTAGACCATTGGCGCCGTCACCTCGCGCGCACGCGGAGACTCGAATTGTCTAATGTCGCTCATCGCAGCTCCAGAATCGTGTCGCCGTCGTCGCGGCGAGGCGACTTGCCACCGCCAGCCGTGCCGCCGTACAGCGGAAACGGCGTGGCCAACGGACGCCCGGCCACCGACGTAATCCATGCCGTCGGCCGCAGCGGCACCGCAGCCACAGGAACCGGCGCCACGCGCGAAGCCGCCAGCGCTGCGAGCGTGCCCAGGAAGTTACGACGGGTTAGCATCGGTCTATCGCCTTCTTGAACTCCGCAGGCGCAGCCCGCGTAATGACGTGCTGGGCCATCGTCTGTTTCTGGCTGTCGTCCATGCGGCCCCAGATCGGAAAGCCCCAGGCTGTCACTTCGCCCATACCGAACGACTCCTGCCCATCAGAGGCACGGCTGAAGGAAGTCATGCGCCGCAGGCTTCTCTGTAATACCGAGGGACACGAAGACGTGTCGCCCGCCTCCACAGCCCGCCGGGATGTCCACCGCCTCAAATGGCTTCATTCGCTGCTCCTCGCCATAGGCCCACCCCGTAAAATTTCCGCGATGCTC